TTAGGTAGCGCTCGGTCTTCTCTGTGATTACCTCCTCGTTACTCATTGGAGTTGGAAACCACAGGTTGTTGTTAGAACCTGCTAAGTGTGTATCCGTGAAGTGAAGCGTTCGGTTGCCTTGGCTTCCTTCCTGTAGCATGACCATCATTTTTTGACGCATGTTGTAGCTCCTAGCTGTATAAAGGTATCAGCTTCTTGATTGATTAAGCGTTCAGATTCGATTGAGTGGATGAATTGACCAATGTTCTTTTTACTCAAGGTTTGTTCTGTGAGTTTGAGCTTGTTGAATATGTCTAAGAACTGGTTGATCGTTTTGGTTGTACTCAGGACACCATAGATAAAGTAGATGTAGGGTGGATACTTCATAGACCACCTCCGATTAGATACTCTGCTATGTCGATACAAGTACAAGTCGTGATGATAGTTATCGCTAGGTAGGCTTTCATGTCAGACCTCCTAGTAGTACAAGAAGTAGTGACCGTCCGAAGACTGGTAATCGTTGATCATTAAGTCTTTACCGTACCTTTCGTAGTCGAAGTAAAACTGAAGGTGTTCGGGTACGTTGTTTAGTACCCCTAGCTCTTCGCATAGACACTCCGCAAAGTCTGTGTCATCACGGTAATTTCCTTGGTATAACTCCTCGACCTTATCCAGAGGAATATCAAGATCAAGAGCAGCTTCAAATACCTCTGCGTCAAGATGTGAGTTCTCTATTGTCTCCAGCATGTCGAAGAACTCAGAGTCAATACCAAACTCGCTGTGCATGTGGCTTGGTACACCGTCAACGTCACCTAGTATCCACTCTTCACAGAGTTCACCAGTTTCTTCAGTCAACTCTTCAAGCCATTCCTGAAGTTCTTCTTTGTGTTCTTCTTCTGTTAAACCGTCCAGATCAAACCAGCGGCCTATTAGTTTTCCACTGTTATAGTTACTTAATTCCCAGTAATGTACGCGATATGTAGCCATGTGTAGTCCTTACTTATAGTTATGAAGAGGAGACCAGTGACAGGGCTACTAGTTGGGCTTCCATGCCCGTGTTACCTCCTAACGTTGGTCTACAGGACAGGTGTTGCAATGACCAGTAGAAGAACGCATACTAATAGCTTCATGTGTAGTCTCCTTGGGTTGTGAGTGGCTTGGAGGTGCGAACTCCTTACTACTCACGGTTTAACTCAGGCTTTTGCCTAAGCCATTGCCAGCGGTTGACCAGCAATCCAAGGGACTTACCTTTCAAGTAAGCCTTGCGATAGACCTCCAGTTGTAGCCGAAGGTCTACACGTCAAGACCACTATTCCTACTTGTTAAAGAGCATTGCTGTTGTTGAACCTGTCAGCATCAGGTCAGTGCTTAGTAGTGCAAGCGAACACGATCAAATGGTTCATCTGCTAGATAGGCGTTGATGATTGTCTTAGCCTTTCTCAATTGACGCTCAATGAACGCAGCTTCATCGGGTAGACCTTTCTCAATCCAGTACATGATCTCAGCGTCAGCATTCTTCACGTAGTCCATAGCAGCTTTAAGCTTTTCGAACTGGTCAGAGTCTAAGTTCTCGTAGGCTGTGTTTAAGTCAATCTTATCTAGTAGCTTGTCCATTCATTCACTCCGTTATCGTTTCGCTTATTTATAGTTACATAGTTGTTGTAAGCTAGTCAAGTGTGGAATCTGCAAGACTTGTGTAAGTTCCTACTCGGTACGTCTTACACGTTTAGGCTGAGCTGGTATAAGTCCGTGGAGTGATCATAAAGAGTTCTATTAACTCTCACTCTGCCTATGTCTCTGGGTGTTCCCTGTTGACGATTGCTATAGTCTCACAGTGTGTACTAAGTGTCAAGTGTGGAATGAAAAGAAAGTACAAAAAGTTTAACCCTGCGTTCTTCCTGCTATATAGGCAATGATAGTACTGTGTGTCTGACTGTGGGTATAACCACTAGATGTCGTGGTGTTGGACGTGTGGTCATACTAGATGTAGTGGTGTGGTAGCAAAAAATAGGGTGAGAGACAGAGACAAGCGAAAGGATAAAGGAGTAGCTGGAGTTCAACCCAGCGTCAGGCATTAAGAACAGCCCATAGATAGGCTCTAGGTGTCTCTCGCAGTAGTAAGGCGTGGGACAATAGGATAGAAAAAGGCTTTAACTTTCAGTTGCTTACGGTTGATACCCCCGTGGGGGAAACCAGCCTTTAGTCTATTAGATAAAGAGCGCTCAGATTTTTGTAACGAAACTCGTTTGGTTAAACCTTGAGCAGACTAGATGTTACAAGACCTGACGTTTGTACTGACGATCACATCTTCAGCATCAGTGACCATTGTGGTTGTACAAGTACCTCTGAAGGTATAGACCTTGCGTCCATCCTTGAGTGAGGCTTGTTGGTCATACGCACCGTGAGACTCCATGTATTCATCTATAGGGGCAGACACCCAAGTAGCTGCGTTTATACGCTCACGTTCAACGAAGGAAGGCTTTGAGGCACAACCTGAGGTTATTACTATTGAGGTTGATAACAAGAGTAGTAGTGGAGCTTTGCGTAGAGCCTTGAGTACAACGTTAGGCATGTCCTTATGTTCCTTCTTCATCATCATGACTGAAGAGGAGAGGATACCAGAGGAGGGGCTTAGGGTTAAGGGCTAGGGTTGACTTTGGTTCGCTTCGATGTCTCTCAGCTCACCCAAGGTATCTAGGAGTCTCACCTAGCCCAAGAACTTAGGGTACGTAGCTGTCAGCTTTACCTTTATATTCCATGTTCAGTAAGACCTGACGTTGTTCATCTGTGTCTGTCACTTGGTACTTACTAAAGAAGGTCTCAGCGATCTCTTTAACGCTGGAACCTGTAACTATTTCCTCAGCCTTACCCTCTAGCTTCATCAAGAAGGCGATTGGTTGGCTATAGGTTCTGTAACTCATAGGTTACTCCTTGTTGTTTATCTTATCTTTACTCTTATCTTCTGACTTACCCAAGAACCTAGAGTAGGGACGTAAGGTTCATACTTAGGGCTATAACCTTACGTCCCTCTTTTTCAGTCATAGGGCATGCAAAAGTCCCAGCCCAGTAACCATAGGCTCTCCAGAGGCTCTCTTCGGAGACCTAAATCTCTTCTTTATGTGTCTTTACAGCTACAATAGCTTTTATGGTCTCAGCGATAAGGCCACCTAAGATCACAGCTATAAGTGGTACGAAGAATATTAATCCTTCCATTGTCTTCTCCTTAGATTACATTGAACCCTTGGTCTAACCATGAGTTGTTACTCTGGCCTGAACCTCCGGTCACATCATTGATAAAGGTGTCCAGCTCTGCCTGTAGTAACTCTTCCTGTCTGTCCTTCTCAGCTCCTACTTGGTCTTTCGACAAATACTCTGTCCAGTAGGCAACCATCATAGCCAGAGCGTCCAGCCTATCGTCATGTCCTAGCGCACCTCTTTCACGTGTAATCCTAGCCATTTGGTACATTAGGCTATACGCAGGGTCTAGCACCGTTTCGTCATAATCTCTGGTCACAACTTTAGGGTCTACGATAAGTCTGTGCTGCATCATTAGAGGCTCTAACACGTCGATGATACGTGCTTCTTTCTGAGTGCTATGTCTGACCTCAGTGATTGTGCAAGGGTATATACGCTGTACGTGAGGGGCTAGTAGTTGCACGAACATACCGTCACCAAAGTTGCTTTCTACTACGATCTCATTGACCTTATGCACCTTGGCAATGGTAGCCAGCTTCTTCAGAACCTCGTCGCTGTAACCTCCGGTTATCCCTGAAGCTTCTGGCACGAAGATGTTACCGTTAAGCATGTAACCTACTGCGTAGCTGGTCTCATCCTTACCACGGCCTGAAGGGTCAATCGCCATGACACGGCCTTGATATTCGACTAGCTCTGAGGACTTGTAGAACGGCTCATAGAAGCGATCTCCAGCTAACCCAAGGTTAGGTAGGTCTTCTACTAATCTGTCCTTATCGGAGCTGTGAATTACCTCAGCGGGGGCTTTCTGGTAATGGATTGAGGTAATGACCAGATCACTAAACTTGAGGGGATACTTATCAGCATCACTCAGGCTTGTATCAAGCATGAACTGTAGGGCAAAGCCAGCCTTACCATAGGACATTCTACGTTCATCTAGGTCTTCATTAGAGAAACGTTGAGGGTCAGTGGTCTTCCCAGCTTCGTACCTTGGATGCTCCGTGATATACGGCGCTAGTCTTCCCTTATAGTTGACGATCTGTTCATCAGTAGGGAATAGCGCAGGCCAGATACGAATCTCAAAACCACGGGCAGGTAACTCGTTGTACAGTGACATTTCACACTGAGGAGTACCCAAGAAGATAATACGGCTTGTAGGTAGGGGCTTTAGGATAGCGTCAAACTCTTTAACGAGTTCGCTTAGCTTCTCCCTTGCCTGTTGGGTTTGACTGTTGTTAACAACCTCTACGTCATCGGCAATGATGATGTCTGCACGTGAACCCGTAAGCTGTCCAGTGATACCAACAGATTTAACTGAGGGTGAGTGGTCAGGTCGGGCTGGTGCGACATCAAAGGCGATAAGGCTATCTCTTTGTCCAGACTTAGGCTGAAGGTGGGATAACCAAGGAATATCGGCAATAAGTCTCTTGGTGAAGGAACTGAATTGGTCAGACCTTTCCTTACTCGCAGAGACAACCATAATCTTTAACTGTGGGTCTCTGTAGAGCAACCAGACGACGAAAGCCGAAGTTACCCAACTCTTACCCACACCACGGAAAGCCTCGATCACACAGCGTTTAGGGCTGTGCTGGAGGTACTGAGCCATGTCATATTGAAGTGGGGTAGGGTCGGGTAGGTTAAGATGTTTCCAGATAAGGTAGAGGAACAGCCTAAAGTCTTTCTTTAGTTTCTGTTCTGCTATATCCATTAGTGTTTAGGGTAGAACTCACCTTCATCTACTGGGTCTAAATCAGGTAGCGAGTCAGCCAAGCCAGCTAACGGGGAACCAGCCACAGGTTTAGCCTCAACGTTATTATCTTTAAGTAGCTGTCTGGCTACGTTGAGTTCCTGTGCAGAGGCTTTACCTGACGTAACTCGTTCTAGTAGCTGTTCGACGGTCTTAAGGTGTAGTTCTGCAAGCAAAGCGTTTAACGTAGCTTCACTCATTTATTACGACTCCTGTTCTTACTTTTAGATTGAATTCGAAGGTTAGACTTAGCGTTATTCGCTGGGTTACGGTCTTTATGATCTACGTCTTTACCGTCACCCTTAGCAACACGTCCGGCCTTCTCCATGATTCGTCTAGCCTTATTTCGGCCAGCTCTACGCTTCTTTTGTTCAGGCTTAGCGTGATAATCCTG